GCATCATCGGGTTTGCCACTGAGCATCTCCTCCAATCTTTTCACACGGCTTTCCAGGCTGTTGACATCTCCCACCGGCGCGGGCTGGTAGGGGGCCACCGAGTACGGCGTCACCGTGGCATATCCTGCGCCGTCCGTTGTCTTGAGCCAAACAATAGGGTCATGCTCGTCCATCAGCAGGATGGAGCTGTTGGGAGCCATCCTGAAGGCCTCAGCGCCGCCCTTTCCGTTCACGCGGGTAACTTGCCCCATAAACGCCTGCGGGCCGCCAGCGGCGTTCTGAGGGCCGCCAGAGGGGTATCCGTAGGGGCTGCCGTAGCCCATCGGCTGATAGGGATTAAAATATGCCATCGTCCGCACCTCCTTGTTGATAAAATCATAAAACAAAAAAGACCCAACAAAGGGCCTGAAAAGGGTCCCCGTTGGGTCTTTCTTTCACTTGTTATTAACGGCGTCCGCGATCTTGCAGTAGCCTCTGCGCCTGCACTTCTTCACGTATTCCTGCGACGCGAAAAGCCGGTCGGCCACCTGCTGGCGGGACTTTCCCCGCACGTCGCACTCGATGATGCAGAACGCCTCGTCCCCCGGTAGCTCCATCCCGGCGATGAAACTCACCGCCCGCTGGGGCGCCATAGACTGTAGCTTTGCCCGGATAGCTCGATGTGTCGGATTCATGCTGATTCCCACGCCGTGAGCTTGCGGAGCTGTTCACGGAGGCGGAGGGCGGCGGATCGTAGCCTCACGCCTCGCTCAGATTTTTTTTGAAAAAATTCTGCGATTTATGCTTGACATACCACCGAATCGGTGGTATACTAAACCCGGAAGTTAGATATGGATCGCCGCCACGCGGCAGAGAGGAGAACAACATGAACGAGAACATCAAAGCCATCGCCCCGGTTGATTCCTGGTGGAACGCCCAGCCCTCCAACGACATGCCCATCTACGATATCGACGGCGCTCTGTACTGCGCCGACGGCTGGAACGGCGAAGCATACCTGCGCTCCTTCCGGGTGCTGAACCGCTACGACCTCGACACGGAGAACCCGCAGGAAGTCGAGCTGTGGCCCGTCTACCGCTTCCAGGCTGAGGGCCGGGAGTTTGACGAGGAGAACGCCGACCGCGACAGCGAGATCGTCGCGTTCGAAGTCCGCTGACAGAGAGGAGGCCGACTATGAACGATAATCAGTTCAACATCCTCTGGGCCGAGGCTCTGGCTTACGCCGACCGCGACGCCTATCTCTCCGACGCGGCCCTGTCCTCCATCTGGGATGACGCGCCTGACGCTGCGATCCCGGATGACCGTCTCCGGCAGCTCGGCCAGCTCTGGGACGCTGCCCACCTGACGGTCAAGGCGATCCGTGCCGCCACCGGCCTGTCCCAGGCTGCCTTTGCCCAGCGCTTCCTCATCCCCCGCCGGACGGTGGAAAACTGGGAATCTGGCACGAACACCTGCCCAGTTTACGTCCGCCTCCTGCTGGCCCAGGCCGTCGGCCTGTACGAGAGAGACTGACGCTTATTGTTCAACAGCGCACCCATACGGGTGCGCTGTTGTCGTTCCTCACACCCTTACACCTTGACGATGTACGCCCCCGGGAACTTTGCCCGCACGGCATCAAGGAAAATGTCGGCATTGGTCTTGCTCTCGAACGCGCCCACCTGCACCCGGTAGATCGTGCCCGAATCGGGCACCGGCTCCGGCTCCACGTCAAGCTGCTTGTCCGGCGCGATGTAGGGGATGCCGAAGAACTCGCACACCGCCTGACAGGTCTGCTCCGCGATGGCCTCCATGTTGTCGATGAGCCACTGGGCCTCCTCCGGATTGTCGTGAAAGCCGAACTCCGGCAGCACGGCGGGCATGGTGGGTGCCCGCAGCTCGTAGAGGCGCGTGTCCTCGATCAGCCGCTCGGAGGTGCCCGGCGACATGGGCGCGATGCGATCCTGGATCAGCTTGCCGATCTTGCGGCTCTTGTCGCTGGGGTAGCAGTGGACCCTCGTACCGGCCACGGAGCCGTTGAAGCCGTTGGTGTGCAGCGCGATGTGGAGATCGGCGGGCCACGCGTTGGATGCCCGCACGCGGTCGTACATGTTGCCGTACTGGGCATTGATCACCTCGCAGCCGCAGCGCTTCAGCGCGATCTCCAGATAGTCGGCGCACCGGCCCATCTGTTCCTTCTCGTTGGTGGTGCGCCCGTTCCACAATGCAGAGCTGGCGTAGACGTTGCTGGCCCGATCCTCGGGACTGAGGAAGATGTTAGGCATTGTCGCTGCCCTCATTTGCCTTGTCCTTGTTGTACTGCGCCGTGGAAATGCCCAACACAGCGCCTGCGAAGGCCGTCACGGCGTTCAGCGTCAGCACCACATCATCGGGCCGGGGCCAACCCCAGACGGGAGCCAGCGCGGCATACAGCGTGGCGATGGCGGGTAGCACGATCATCACCACCCACTTGAGGGTATCATAGATTTTGTCATTCAGTTTCATGATGTAATTCCTTTCCGGGCTTTCGCCCTGTCCGTTATTTACAGCTTTGCCACCTGATTGGCGGCAAGCCGCTGCACAAATGCGCCATACTCCGCTTCTGCCTGCTGCGCCGCTTGGCGGGCACGCTCGACGTTGCCGTTGTTGTGACCGCCCGTCAGAGCGTTGGCCGTCACCACGCATAGCTGCAATGTGGCGGAGTTCATGGCCATTGCAAGGCGGGTTTCCTCGGCCCGCTGCTGCTCATGGCGTTTCAGTGTCTCTTCGCGCTTCTTGGCTCTCTTGCGGTCTTTCGCCGCCAGTGCTTCTACCGCGGCCACCACGATAGCGCTGATGGCCGGGATGATGTATTCCCACATGCCGCTTTCCTCCCTCCGCCGCTTCCGGCCCGTATTTCTCGCAGATGGGGCAGACCATCCGCCCCTCCGGGACGATTGCCCCGCAGCAAACGCAGGTGTTATCCATCATGTGATCTCCTCGTTGACGGTCGCCACGACCGCCGACGCGTCTGCGCAGATCAAGGAGACGCGGAAATAATGTTCCGCTGTGACCGTCACTATGACCATGTCTCCGCTGTTTGAGAACGTCAGGGCGTTCCACGTCGTTCCGTTGTGCAGATATGTTGCCGTGCTGAACGTTCCATCCGACATATACATTGCAACTGCGCTGTAATTGTCGTTTGCGGCTGGCAGGCTTGCACCCTTGATGCGCAGGGTATCGCCCGCTGTCAGGTGGATTAGGCTTGCCACGTCCTTGTTGGCGCCGATGGCCGCATACCCGCTCTGCGTGCGGTTGTCGCCGCTCGACGTACTCAAGCGCGTGTTCGCGGAAATTCCAATGGTGTCAATGATATTAGTTATGACCGCCGCGCAGGTGATGACGATGTCGCCGGTAACGCTCGGTATGCTCACGGCACTGCCGGACACCGCCGATGCAGAAATATCCACACCGCCCATTGTGACGGTTATCGCACCCAGCTTTTTGAATGTTCCGGTCGGCGAGAGCGTCGTAGTGTAGGCCGAACCTTCAGCAACTTGGGTCGCCGAGTTAAAGGACGCGGCATTAGTAAGGTTAAGCGTGACATTGTAGGATACAGACGGCACAGACGCAACCGCAGTTATCGTCACGGCTCCCGTAACCTTTGAGATGCTGATAGCCGCTCCGGAGACCGCAGTGGACGTAATATCCACGCCGCCCATCTTGACGACCAGTGAGGTCATCTCCTTGCCGCTCTCAGGCGTAATGGTCGCTGTGTAGCCGTCGCCGTACTCCACCTGTGCTGCACTGTTGCTGATGGTGCAGCCTGTCAGGTTGGCGGTGATGGTCTGATACCAGTGCAGCGTCTCCGGCGTGCCGTTGATCATGGCAGCACGGTAGGCGTTGATGTCCGCCATCGTCATGCCGCATGTACCAACTGCAAAATGCATACACTTGTCGCGGAAGCTATCGCCTGAAACTGCATCAATGGCATTGATAAGCCCTTTCCAGTCCGATTCATTTCGTCGTCGTGCCGCAGCGTCCGAACCGGAGCCGCTGTAAAACGTCGTCAGCTCATAGTCCTTGTCAATGTCGGACTGACTCATGCCAAGCAGCCCCTCCAGCACACAGGCTAACGTACCGGTTCTGTCCGCGCCTGCGGTGCAGTGAAAATATACCGGCTCCCGATGCGTCACGGCGTCGATCACGCAGCGGAGATAGGTTCTCCACGTCACCACCGGCGTGAGCGCATACCATGCGTATTGCTGTGTGCGCGTGTACCACACGTCGCTGCCAAGCGGAGACTCTATCATCTCCGGCTCGTCGTCAGAGCCGCCGCCCTCGCGCCCTCGCAGGTCAAGGTCGTGCTGGATGCCCAGCTCACCTACCAGCACATCCCGGTCAGCCGCAGACAGCTTTCCACCGCGAATCAGCAGCCCGTACTTGACTTTGCCGCCGTCGCAGGCCCAGCCGCCGAGGTCACGGACATTCCAAGTGGTTGCCCCAGCCGTTGTGCGTATCCACCGCAGGCTATCCAGCGGCTTGAGCGTTCCCGCCGTGCTGTCTCCGGCAAAAGGTGTCAGCACGCCCGGCTGCTCGTTGTAGTGCACCACGCCGCCCGCAGCCCGCCCGATGGGCTTATAGTTGCTCACGACCGCCGTAGCCGGGGCATAGTTGGCGATCTGCGACGTGCTGTAATCGCTGGGGTCATAGGTCACGTTGGCAAGGTAGTTACGCACCGCCTCCGGACATTGGTGCCATTCGATGGTTTCCTTCCCAGACAGCGCCTTAATGGCTGCCGCCATCGCGCCGATCTTGTAGGTGTCCGTGCCGCCGTTCTTCTCCCGGATGGCGTTGGCGATAGCCTGCACGGAGGATTCCTCATACAGCTTTTTCGCCATCAGTAGCTCACCTCCGTGCCGTCCGGAATCAGCGTCAGGACAAGTTCCGCGATCTCCTGCTTGTCCGCAGCGGTAAGAATGTAGTCATCACCAGGATCGCCTTTTGGCCCGTCAAACTCGCCGCTGGCTTTGGCCTGTGCCAGAGCGGCATCTGTCGCCGCCTGTAGATCTCTTTGAGCAATGGCGTTGTCTGCCTTGCTCAGACTTGCCTGCACGTCGCCAGCGAGGTCAGTTTTAGGGATGCCGCCGCTAGGCTTGGCATACTTTGCGTCCCACCCGGTCGCCTTACCCTCCAGCGCATCGATCAGCGCCTTTAGCGCCACGCCCTGTGCCGCGCTCAGAGGTTTGTTGCTGGCGTTGGTGGTTAGGTTGTCAATGATGTCGGTGACATTGACCTTGGCCGTGGTGACACTCTCGATCAGCTCGCGGTTGGCCTTGATGTAGGCCACCACCTCGGCCATCTGGTCAAGGGTTGTGTCATCGGAGTTTGCCAGCGCGTTCAGCCGCGTCGTCAGCCCCTCCACCAGCAGCCGAATGTCGCTATGCGCGTCCGAGGCAGTGTTGTGAGCAGAAACGGCTCCTGTCGCTGTTCCGCTTGCGTCAGCGCCTACCTCCTCCGCCGTATAGGTGGGCTTAGTGGGCTGCTTTGCCCACGCGGGGACGGTGGGGTCTGTTTCTTTGCCACCGCCCTGCGCCTTGCCGGGCACCACGTTGCCCTCCGCGTCCACCACCAACGCCTTGCCCGCGTTCTCCGCGCCCTGATTCTTGTCCAGCTTGCCGTCCAGCGCCTGGATAGCCTGTGCGTAGCCGTTGGGCATGGAGGCGCGTTCCTCGCCGCTGTCCGTGGTGGCGGAGCGCACCGCCAAAAGCCGCGCGGGGCGCGTGGTGTGGATATCGCCCGCAAACAGGCCCACATGCACCGGCCCCGGCACAGGGATGGCCGGGAGTGCGCAGGCGTCGCCGGTGAACAGCACCCGCTCATAGGTGCCGTCCTTGTAGTTGACCTGCATCGTCCTGTGCTCAAATTGGGCCCACTCCTCGTCAAACTGCCACACCACGGTGTAATCGCTGTTGTCGCAGACCACATACTCCGGCCCGGAGACCAGCTCCGGCACCTTGTCCGTGACCTTGATCACGATAGGCTTGATCATGTCGCCCCCTCCATCCAGTTGACGCTGCTGATGATCCACAGCTTGTCGTAGTCGATCAGGCTGACGCTCTTGTGCCAGTTGTCCAGCACCAGCAGAAACCGCGCCTGTTCGTATTCCTCCGCGCCGATGACCGTCACGCTGTGGTCGCGGTAGTAGCTCCTGCCGTCCTTCCACAGGTTCAGCACCAGCGGGATGTCCCGGCTCAAGATGTCCTTGACCATGCGCCACGTCCAGCCCACGCCCTTGCCGTAGGCGCTGCGGGCTTTGCCGGGGATATTCCACCGCCGCGCAAACTCCCGCATGATAGCCTTGACCACAAGCGGGTTGGTGCCCCGCTTGTCGCCGCTGTAGCCATACTTGAGGGCAATGCCCTCGATGTCGCCGTAGTACTTCTTGCCGAAGACGCAGGCAAGCGACGTCAGCGTGCAGTCCAGCCGCTTGCCGTAGTCGTCCTGCAATAGCCCTTCCAGGGGGATCAGCTTGCGCCAGACCTGCTTGCCCCGCCTGGGGTACTCCAGGTCCAGCCACGAATGGTCCAGTCTGTGTGCCATTGCGTCCCTCCTTATTCGGTGACTGTTACAAGCTTGCGCTCTGTCTCCATGATATTACCATTGCCTCCTGTGTACGTCAGCGTAACAGTCATGTAGTCTGTCACTGTATTGGAATAATTCCGAGTTAGTCCTATTGCCACGCTGAATCTGGACACGCCGTCTGACGGCCCCGCCATCTCCTCCACGCTCCCAACAGAGACATTAAACCGACCATACCGCATCTCGGCGTTCAGCGAGAAGCTGGCGGCGTCGGAAGCCGACAGCATGCCGGGAGCCGTTATTCCGACCGTGTACTGCAGTGTGCCGGTTTTGGCGACATAGAGGCTGTACCGCGCTTTGTTGATCGTCCAGTACAGCGTCTTGTCCTCCGTCGTCCCATCCGCCCACCGGTAATGCCGCGGATCGGCCAGTGAGTAGGTGACGCTGTAGGTACCGGCGTTCACAGCGGACGCCGTCCCCGCCTGGGTCATCAGTGCGCTGTCGTAGCCGGTCACCGTTGGCGTGATGGCCGCCCCGGTATAGGTGTAGTTGCTTTTCTCCAGTGTAGGCACCGGCACCAGCGTAATGGGCCGCCGGTATGGGGTCATGTTGAAGATCATGCCAGGATCACCACGTTTCCGGTCAGATCCTCCGTGGGGATCGCCTCGCACGCGAAGGTCAGCGCCCCGCCGCTCTGAGCGGCGCACCGCACCCCGGCGTCGCTCCACGCCACGAAGCTCACCGGCGCCGCCGACGTGATGACCAGTGCCGATTCCGTCATCCCCGCCACGCTCACCGTCTGCGTCTTTGTCTCCGCACCCCATCCGGAGGCAGACAGCGAGACGGTAGTTCTTTTCGGCTGCGCGGCGTCCAGCTTGTCGGCGTTGGCGTTGAACGCCGCCAGAGACGCGCCCAGATTGTCATTCTCTGCGGGCTTCTGCAGGCCCAGATTGGTGGTTGTCGTCATGCCTGCGCCTCCGTATGGCCCAGGATCACCGTCACGCTGTACTCCTTCGTGGCGGAGTTGTACGCCGCCGAGGCGTCCAGCACCGTGTTGTAGCTGCCCTGCACCGGCACGGATACACTGCCGTCTACGATCTCCAGCACAGAGAACCGTTTCTCCAGCGTTCCCAGATTGGGAACCGCGCTATCCTCCGGCGTCAGCCGCTTCGTCATACTGGCGTTCAGCGTGCCTCGGTTCAGGTTCTCGCCAAAAAACGAAACGTTGATGGCGTTCTGGGTCTCCAGACCCCTGTCAAATACGATCTGCATAGTGTCTCCTCCTAGCTGTTGTTGTAGTGGTTGATGGCGGCATTCAGTGCCGACTTTAGGGAGCCGCTGCCCTCGAACAGTGCCGCCTTGATCTCGTTGCCCTTGTTCTGCGCGGCAGGCAGTTGCCCGTACCCCGTCCGGTTGCTGATGGCCGTCCGCGCCCCGTTGAACGTGGCGGCGTAGATGGTGGAGCCGGAGGATACGCCGGAGTAGAAATAGCTGCCGCCCTCCGCTTCCGCCAGCTCCTTAATCTTCGCCAGCAGCTTGTTCCACCTTACGGCCGTCAGATTGCTGACCGGCTTTCCCTTGGCGATGTTGGCCGCGTCCCACGCGGCGCTCTCCCAATAGAATAGGTCGATTGGCGTCTTTTGCTTGGTGGCATCCAGTTCCAACCATGTCTGCGCGGCGGTGAGTTTGCTTTGTGTTATCGTTTCCGTGTTATACTCCACCGTGCGGATCGGTGTTGTCGAGGTGCCGCTGGCGTAATATGCCAGCAAATACGGCAAACCGTAGCCCGTCTTTTTGCTGATGGCGTTGATCGTCACCGTGGAACTCGGCAGTACCGTGATGTCGTGGTATACCGCGTCCTGAATATACGCCTTTTGCGCGCCATCTACCAACACATTGGCAGCCGACACACCGGAGCCCAGCTTGATGTGGATGGTTCTCTCATCCTTGGAGGCGTTCAGCGTTACCGTCCGCGTCCCGGCCGATGACGGCGCGTTGATCTTGGTGTCCGCCTCACCGCCGGTCGCGTCGATCACGACGAAGGTACTGCCGCTGCTCGGCACCGCGCGAACAGGGTAGGTGTAATCGTCGTCATAGGTGATAGAGACGATCCTAAGATAACCTCCCGCACCGACGTTCTCCGTCTCGTCTGTCGATATAGTTTTTGCAGTACTGCTTACGTCATTCTTGTTGTAACGAATGGTACTGATGCCTGTGCCAACAACCAGTTTAACATTGTATGTAGCCGCTGAAGCTGTAATGGAGATACGGGCGTTTTGTGTGATGGTGATATAGGTTTTGCTGCCAATCGTCCCGCTCTCCAAGATTGTGCCGCTTGAATTCGTCACGCTGTATGTGTACGGCGCGCCATAGCCTGTGCGTGGGATGATGTCAGCAGTACCAATCCACAGGCTGCCGCTTGAGGGCAGGTTGCCTACGCTCTGATATGTTCCGGTCGGCTCAAATGTCTTTGGGTAGTAACTGTTGCTAGCATGTACCGTCACAGAATCCAGCGTAGACGGCACATTGATGAGCATGGAGGCATACGTTGTCCCGCCAGCTTCCGCCGTGATATAGATGGTGCGGTTCCCGGTACAATCTATCTGCTCGTGAGACAGAATCGTCACGCTGCCGTTGCTCACGGTGGCGAACTTCCACGTTTTTGCACCGCTCGTCTTGCCCCAATACAGCGTACCGCTCCACGACAGGTATCCGCTGGTCAGAGCCACGCTGCTGATTGTGACGCTTGACGTAAACGTGATCGTGTTATATCCCTGCGCCCGCTTTGCCGTGTTGCCATTAGAAAACTTAACGCTTTCCAGTTGGAGCGGGAAGTTTACGGTCAATGTTGCCATAGTGTCACCCAAACACGGCTACACCGCCGCCGGAACCGCCGTTGACCAGATCACTCCACGATATCGTTTTGCCGCCAGCCGCAATGCCATTAGGGGACAGCGCTGCGTAAATGCTGTAGTTGCTTCCGCCCATAATCCGCAGCGTGTCAACATACACGCTGTCCAGAGCATGACTCGCGTCGGAAACGGCCCCATACGGCACATAGCCGCCGCCAGTCCCGCTGCCGCCGATAATCTTGCTGGCATGCAGCGTGTCGATCATGGCGTTTGTCACCGTCAGGTTGTCGATATTGGCTCCCTGCACATGCAGGTTTGCCGCGTCGATGTAGGATGCGCTCAATGTCCCGGAGATGTTGGCCGTGGAGAGATTGATGGCGTTTGCCGTGATATCCACGGTGTCGGACGAGATTTGCACCCCGTCCTTTTTCAGGACGAAGGACGACCCGCCGGAGCCGCTGGACACCTCCAACGAGATTTTGTCCACCGTCTGGTCGATCAGACTCTGCGCCTCGCTGCCGTCAATCTTACCGTTGATCTGCGCCCGCAGTTCGCTGGCCGTGATCTCCAGATTTGTCACATTGCCCTGTACGTCGCCGATCTCGCTCTTGATGCCGGTAATGTTCACTTCCAGCTTGTGATAGGCTCTGTAAGCGGCAAACTCTCTCCGTTTGCTCTGGGTTGCGGGCTTTCTTCCCGTCCCGCCGGTGCACTCGTAGGTAGCTCTTGCCCAGCCTCCGGCCCATTTCAAGGTCATGCGGAAGATGGGCAGTGTTCGCGTGATGCCGTCTGAGCCCACCACCTGAATGATGTCGCCCGGCTCGATAGACCAGTCGCATACCGCGTCCACGGAGTTCGGCGTGTAGGCCGGAAATACGATCAGCTTTTCATACAGGTCTTGCGCCTTGCCCCTGATCTCCGCCTCCGTGGAACCGTAATACAGGGGATTGTCCAGCACCTGATACTCGTTGCCTGTCCCGCCCTCGGGCAGCATCACGCCCAGGTCGGTGTTGGCCACCATCACATGCAGGGCCTGCACGGCGGGAGTCTCATACTCCGCGGGAGAATCGCCAAAGTGCTGGTTTTGCGTCAGCTTGACGTTTTGGGCATTAAACCACACCAACTCAAGCTTGTCGTCCCGGCTCATCCGTGCGTAGGCACACGCCGTTTCCGCGATCCAGCCCAATACATCCTTACCCACAAGGCCGTTCCCGGCCATAGGAGCCGATGCAATGGATTCCGTGCTTCCGGGGAAGGTGGTGGTCTCCAGCGTCACGCCCACGTGGGTGCAAAGGCTTGCAAGAAGCTGTCCCCGCGTTAGCGGCCATTTTAACGCCGCCCACCAATCGTCTACGTCCACGTTGAACTTCTGCATCCCGTCCAGCGCTTCGCAGGAAATATTTGCTACCCGCCGCTGTTCCGGTGTCGAGAAGTAGAACGTCCCCAGCGGCACATACTCGTACTTGTCCACGCCGCTGGAGGTAAACTCGTATCCAGCACTATCCTGAAAGCTCAGACCCCGCCCAGACCACCGCTGAAGCTTGTAGGCCATAAACGCGCTCACGCCCTGCTGGCTCAGACCGACCCATGTCTGGCTGGAGACCTGCGCCCATGTTTTCGCGGAAACGCTGGCCCAGGTGCCGCCGCCCACCGCCGTCAACGTGCTGCCGTCGATGGTGGCCGCCCATGCGTTCCCGTCCCCGTCTCCCGCGTACAGCGTGTTGTTGACGATAACAAGACATGTCGGCGCAAACGTAGGCTGGTCGCCCGTCACGCCGCTCAGATACGGCGCTGTGGCATTTGCCGTAATGGTCACCGCACTCTCCGTGCCGTAGCCATACACCACGCTCAATCCGCTGCCAGACCATGTGTCCGTGCCGATCAAAGCGCCCAAAGACACCTTGCACTTGCCGAAAGTAAACCCATTCAGCAGACCGTGCTTGTTCAGGATCGTGGTTTTCAGTTCAGCAGAAACGCACTTGCCCACCGTCACATCGGTTTCTTCGTTCATGGGATAGGTAACTTCGATGTCCTTGACATCGTTGAACTTGGTGAAAAACGTACCGTCCTCAAACTGCATCAGGATGTCGGTTTTCACATGGTCGTCCATTGCCTTTGTGTGAAATGTGTTGCTGACCTGATACATTCTCCACCTTCTTTCCTTAGTTCTCGATCAGCGCGATACGGATCGGCATATACGTCAATTCGTTTCCGCTTACGCTGTAAATGCTGAAATGGGTATCCGGCACATAGAATGTCCCGGCCTGGTACGTCTGAGTGTCCGGGCAGAAAAACTCTACCGTGGCCTCACGCTTTAGATTGCTCTTGCTGTTAATGCCCAAAATAGATACCAACTGCGCCACATCATCGCCTTTGAGATACGGCGTATTGAACTCGATCTTTGACGGCGTGTGTTCGCACGTCGAACGGATCAGTACGCCGCCTGCGCTTCTGTCCGCGCTTTCCTCAATGCGCTGGTTGGGGGTTGCGTCGTAAGTAGAAAGCTTGATAAACTTCGTGGGGAGCACCGTCCCGTTGACCTTCAAAAGATATCCCGCAAATCCGCTCACGCGCTCACCCCCTTACCAGTTCGTAAGCTTCTACGCTTTGGCTCACCCACCGTCCCGCAGAGGATGATGGCTTGCCCAGCGTAAATTCCTTCTTGGCCGTTGTCCGTGCGCTCTGGTCGATAGACCGGACGTATTCGATCAGGCCGGTTTCCGCCAGCGCGTCGAATACCGCCTGCGCGATACCGTCCGTGATCTGGTCGTTGTTGGCAACGGCGGTTCTTCGTCCGATGCCGCCCACCATCTCCGCACCGGCTTCCCGTGCGATAAACAGCTGCCCTTCGTCCACAAACCCGCCGCTTGCGTAAGTGTTGACACCGGAAATGCTGCCGAACTGCCGCATATCAACTGTGATGCTTACCCTTCCGGGCAACTGATTCAGTTTGTTGATAATGCGCTGAATTGAGTTGCAGGCGTTTGTTGCAGCAATAGAGAAATTGTTCGTGATCGACGTTCTCATGCTGGTAAGCCGACTGTTGAACGTGGAGATTTTCGCGTCGATTCCCGCAACAAGTCCCGTAACAAGCTTTTCGCCAACATTGCGCAAATTGGTGAAGGTATCCGTTGCCAGATTGCTTGCGCTGCCTCCTTGCTTCGTCAGGCTTTGCAGCTGATTCATAAGTGACACATAATCCGACATCATCTGCACGGCAAGCGTTAATTCGGGGTTTGCCAACTCAAGCTTGCCATTCAGTGCAGAAACACCGTCATAAACGTCCCCCACATCGTCCGCAAGAATACCGATGGGGTCACCGGAAAACAGTCTCTGGAATCCCGTCACAATGCTGTCCCATGTGACGCTTCCCATGCTTTTCGTGTAAGAGGACACCTGCCCGGCAAACTCAGTCATGTACGTCGTGAAATCTTCCATATCGCTTTTTAACGTTGGAAGTTTTTCATTCATTCTGCTGAGTGCAGGAGAAACGCGGTCATTCAACTCATCGGCTACGGCGACAAGACTTTCGGAAAATCCAATAAACGCAAGCGCCAACTCACCCAAAACGCCAGCGCCGATTGCAATAGCAACGGGAAGCGTTCCTGCGCTTGCAATTGTGATCGCGCCAAGCGCGGCAGTCACCACGCCGATCCCGACAAGCAGCCCCGTTCCTACAAGGATCGCCGTCTTGATGGTTTCGCCATTATCAAGAACCGGCTGCCATGCTTTTCCGATCTCGTCAAGGCCCTTTCCAACAGCCCAGATTTCTGCAAGGAACAGCGTCGTTGCAATGCCCAGCTCCAGCAGGATCAAAGTCCCAATGCCGATGTTGAGCGCTGCCTTACCGCCCAGCGCGCCAAGCGCGTAGCAGGCCGCCCCGATGCCGACCAACAATCCAGTTCCAACTCCTACGGCAATTGCAACTGTTCCGGCGTTATCGATCACGGGCTGCCATGCCTCGCTTACTTTGCGCAGCTCTTCACCGAGAATCCAGATCGCGCCAACGAAGATAATCGCCGCTGCCGCAACCTCTGTGAGAATGACAAGGCCCCATCCAAGGTTTTGGGCTACGCTTTTAAGCGAAGCATTTAATCCACCGCCACCGGCTCCGCCTCCTGCGCCACCGATGGCATTAGACACGGTCTGCATTGAATTGGTGGCTTCTTTTACAGCGCCGACAGCCGCCGTCGCCTGCTTGAACTTTCCGATTGTGACAACAATTCCGGCAACCGTTAAAAGCAGTCCCGCGAAAGCTTCAACCTTGTCAACACCGCTCCAATCGCCTGTTCTGATGACCTCCAAGAAGCCTTGCAGATTTCTGGCCAGAAGCGTTACGCCGGTAAGAAACAAACCCGCACCCGTCGTTTTGTTGTCGCGCATTAGGATTCCAAGGCCAGTCATAAAAACGCCAAAGTGCCGCAGAAGGTTTGTGGCGTTGTCGAAAGTGACTCCGTTTTTTGCGATATCTGCGATTTCAGAGACAATTCCGGAAAGCCCGGAAATAACCAGCATTGCGCCGCCTGTATCCAGTTTTCCAAGCGCAAGAAATGCCACACCGAGAGATTCTGCAAATCCGCTGATAAGCTCAGAAACATTCGACAGGTTCGGCCCGTTCTCAAGAATATCGGCCATCGCCGTTTTGATCTTGTCCCACGCATCCAAGAACAGGCCGAGACCAACAATCGAAAACGTAATGCCATATGCCCAATTCGCACCCTTGAGCAACTTGAGCTTGTCCAAAAAAGCAATCGCAGATTGCGCGATTTTCCACGATAAGAAAGCTGTACCGATTGCCGCCGCACCTTCCAAGATGTCTTTCAGCTTTTCTTTCAGCTCGTCGACCTGAGAGTTGATGTTTTTGAAAATTTCCTCGTCCCACAGTTTATCGATGTCGAACATCCCGGCATAAGCGCCGCCACCAAGACCACCAAGAGCGCCTGCGGCAGAGGCATTCGTTGTCTGGGGCATAACGTTCAATTCGTCAAAGCCCGCAAGGTATTGTTTGAGCTTCTTTGCCGCGTCTCCCGCATCTCCGAGGCTGTCGGCCATGTTTTCCGCCGAATCAGCACCAGCATCCAGTCCGCTGCTAATTCCGCTGAAATCTACCGGTTGGAGGTCTACGCCGAATAGGGCCGCAAGCGCCGCTATTGCATCGCGGATCAGCGAAACGAACGCCTGGACATACGGCAGAACGCGAACCAGAATGGGCAGAAACAGGGAGCCTAATTCATTGGCGAGAGACTTGAGTTGCTGGCGCAAAGTGCGAAGCAATCCCTCTGCCGTGTTCATTTCCTTAGCGTATGTCCCGATCAATCCCTGTGCGTGCGCCTGATTGACCAACGTCAAATAGCGGAGATAGGATTTTAGTTCTTCACTTGCCGCCTGAGAACTATATGCGATTCCGTAGTTTGCAGCTGTCACTTTGAGCTGGGAATCCACGATGGTAAAACCGGCCTTTCGGATAGGCTCCACTTCTCCGGCGATTGCAGAGCGGACAGCAACGGCAGCATCTTCAAACGTCTTGTAGATGTCGTTATATCCGGCCCAAATATCGTAGGTCAGTTCCGTGTAGTTCATCGCCATTTTCGCAGCGTCGTCCGCAACGACGCCATAGCCCTTGAGCATCGTTCCGAAAATGGATGAATACTGCATAAACGTCTGCGTATCGATCATCATTTCGTCACTCAGACGCTTGATCCATTCGTAGTTTTCTTGTGCCGAATCGCCGAACGCCCGCCCGAAACGGTACATGACGCCCTCCCATTCGGTTGCGCCAAGAATGGCATCTGCCATTACGCCGGACAGCCGGTGAAGAATGTATAACGCTCCGGAAAATCCAAGGCTTTTCAGCGCCTTTCCTAAAACGTTTGTTTTTGCGGCGGCGCTGTTGGCAGCATTCCCGTATTTGTTTGTCGCCGTCGTGACCTTCTGAATCTTCGACGGGAAGGACGAAAACCCGGTGGACACCTTCTGCATTTCGTCCGCAAAAGGCTTCATGGCGGCGGAAAGCCGCGTCATCTGGTCGGCAAACTTGCCGATGTCCGTCTTGTCCAGCTCCGCCATGACCTCCGGAAGCTTTTTCAGCTGATTGATAAAGCTGCCCATTTGGGACTTGCCCAGTTCGGACAGGGGCCGCAAGCCGTTGGCCAGGGATTCCAGCTTATCGCCGTCCGTAAACTTGACACTGCTCACCGCCGTGCTGATGGCGGACAGCTGATTGCCGATAGAGGAGGAAATTTTCAGGTCTTTGATGCCGTTCAGTTTCGACAGGGAATCCGCCAGATTCGACAACTTTTGGGAGATATCCAGCCCCTTCACCGCTTCGGAGATGGCCGCGATGCCCTTTGCCGTGTTTTTTAAACCCGTTGTGCCGCCCTGCGTGGCGGTTTTCAGGTTTTCCAGCGCGGTTTTCAGCCGGTTTAACCCGCTTTCGGCGCTGGCGCTGTCGTTGGAAATTTTAAATTCAAGGCCCTGTAATTCCACATTTTCAGCCATTCGCGCCACCGCCCTTCTCAAATTTCTTGTTTATTGCCAGAGCGAACATCTGCATATACGCTTTGGCTTTCTTATCTCCTGCACTTTGCTCCGCTTTCTTCTTGTCCTTCGGCCTGTCGTACAGCTCATAGGGCTTGTCGCGGTACGGAACAGGCTTTGCACCCTTCTTGGCAAAGGCGTGCATCACCGGCACCACGTCCAGCAAAGCTTCGTAGATGTACGCGCCTTGCAGCCACAGGTCTTGGTTTCGCATGTCCCGTTTCAGTTTCCAAGCCTTACGGTAGTAGGTGACAAGCTCCACGTCCATTTCCCAGAACTGTTCATAGCTCATGCCGATAGACAGATAAAACGGAAATACCTTCTTAAAAACATCCGTGTAAGCAAGCGAGGGGGCGGGGTCGTCCCCACCCCCTCCATTCTCGGAAAACAGGTCGCTTACATACCCACTTTCCACGTCGGGTTTCCCTCTTCACCCTCCTCGGGGTCAGAGAGCAGCGTCATGGCGGTGTCGTTGTACATCTCCGCCAGCGCCATCACCAGCTCGTCCTTGTGGGAAAGCTTGGCAAAAATCTCATCCTTCGTGGACTGCTTGGTGTCCCGGTGGTTTGCCAGAAACGCACCGGAAAACAGCAGCGGGATCATGATGTTGGGCTGATCGGATAGCTTGTTGATGTCAAAGCCGCTGGATTCCATCTGAGCCGCCGTCTTTCTGGTGTATTCCAGCAGATAATTCTTGCCGTTCTTCGCGCCGGAAATGGTCAGTGTCTTTGCCATCTCTTATTCCTCCTCAAGCTGAATGGGCGTGGACGGTGCAATGGTGATACCGATGTCCACCACTTCGTTGACGCCGCCGCCGGTGGGATACGCGGTCAGCTGGCCGTCGAAGCTGAACTTGCCGTCGCTGCCGGTGGGGGTCAGTGTGCCGCCGCTCTCCGTGCCGCCGAACCACACGGCGTACTTCTCGTTCTTGCCCTCCAGCGCTTTCAGCGTCTTGAAGTTGGTCAGATCGTAGTTGGCCGTGAAGCTCAGGCCGTCCAGAGACTGGATACCGGCAATGTAGGTCTGCATCTTGTCGGAAAGGGTGGTGGTTTCCAGCATCTCGGGGTCGCCGCCCAGATCAGGGAACTCCTTGATGTCGATCAGCTTGGTATAAGCGGATTCGGAAGCACCCTTGTGCATAAGGAACACGCAATAAGTGGAGATAGCGATAAGTCATCATTCCTTTCGTAATTATTTTGAAAACTTCCAGATGTAACCGCCCGCAAGTGAACGGTTGCCTCTGCATACTTTTGAAATTGCATATGCCGGAACACCTGTAATTGCCGCTGCGATTTTTCCGCTTTCATATGTCGCGAGGAAAGCGCCGCTGCGCGTATACTGGCTCACGGCTTTTCTTTTTGAAAGGCTAACATTGCGCCTTGTCTCTTCCGAACGCTTTTGGCCTCTGTTGGATTCGGCAATCTTTTCTTTGTGCTCCTCGGAAAAATGCTTGCCGTAATTGAAATGCTTTTCGCCACGATGGCTTTCTCTCATTTTCTGACGTGATTTTTCAGAAATGATTTTGTGGCAACCAACGCCGCCCTCTTCAGAATTGAAACCAAAGCCCGGAACCGTCGTCTTGTATTCCCTGATAAGCTGCTGTTCTAAGGCGCTGGCCTCTGCCTCTGTCAGATTCGACGCAACGACTTCTTTTTCAATCGTCGACCATCCATCCGAGCATATGATGTCCCACAAGTCACCGCAAAAACGATATCCGTTTCCATTGTTCCAGCGGGACTTTACCGGCATAGAGGTAGCGCCGATATATTTTCTTCCGTCGCTCACCGTTAAGATATAGACCGAGTACATGGTGCTACCTCCTGTATAGTTTCGTTCCGTCTGTTTCCGCCCGATACCGGGCCACAAGACGGTAGATGGTTGCGTTTTCAAGATTGGGAATAGGTGACAGGGAGATACGCCGGAAATTCCGGGAATACATCATTTTGTCGATAAAGCTCATGATCTCCCGGCACTCCGCTTTCTTACCGGGGGATTTGTTGGAATAGACGTTCACCTCGTACATCAGCGCTGCAAACTTTTCCGTGTCAGAGGAATCCATCCGCTCCGTGGGCATGTAATTGTCCTGCTCCACAATGCTGACGTGGGGAAAACTGGAGGGAGCCGCCACATACTCGCTTGTAGAAGTCACTTTTGGATAGGCTTTCGTCAATGCCTGCGCGATAGACCCGTAGATTTCATTTTCGATGTCGATCACACAAACACCTCCTTTGCCAGTGTGTACACTCTGGCCTCCAGTTCCTTCACCGTCTCATACATGAACATGTTGGCCGGGTTGCCGTGGGTGATAACCACCGTTGTGCCGTTGGGCTTTTCCTTCACGAGGCCGTTTGTGCCCGGCTCACCGTAGTAGCCCCACGAACTCTGCTTGCCGTGTCCCTTGCCGTAGGTGCCCCGCGTCATGCCCAGCTCATGAGCTTCCGGATGGTTGTCCGGATAGGTCACGCCGGTGCCGAACTCGATAAACAGAACAGAAGCCCCGATGGCTACAATGGCCTTTGCGTTGCCCTCCCGCTGCTCCACGGAAACGGAAACATCGTTTGTGCCGTCATAAACCGCCTGCGAGAACTTGGCTGACGCAATGGAAAGCCCCTCCTCCGCCAGACGGTCAATGAAGATGCCTGTCCGCTCCTTCAACCAGACTTCGTAAGAGGACACCTCTTTCAGAAGCTTCTTGATGCCGGACACGCTCAAGGGGACTTGGATCGTTTTCACGACACACTCACCTTCTGCACCGCATAGGAAATGAAATTCCTCGACTTCGCCACCCGCTTTACGATGTAGTCATACAGCGGCGTTCCGTCCTCCCGATATTCCGGCTTCTTGTCCAGAAAGAGGACAGTGTTTTCGTCGATGGGGCATTTCAGATCGTCCGTGATAATTACCTTGTCGTAGGACACGAAATTGCCGAATTGCTCTACCTGTGCGCTTCCCGCGCCGGTGGACACGCTGGCCCGCAGCTTTATAGCCTTTTTGTAGAAAACCCTGTAATCGCCGGTCATGTTGTATTCGTTCTTCACGGCTTCCTTGCGGTCGTACAAAAGGTAGTAAAGCGGCACCTTGTTGCGCTCCATGATCTTCATCTCAGCCCCCGATCACACCGGCGAACGGTACGATGTCCCGCAAAAGAGACGGGGGCACATCGCCGTCCTCATAGGTAGCGTTCACGCCGTTTTCGCTGTGGGCGGTCTGACCTTCGGCCCCCCGCTTATTCAGCAAATACACGGCAATCTCTATCTGCGCGTGCACATACCGTTCCGGCACTTCCGTCACGGACGGATCATAGGGGTAAGCCTTGCGGCACACCTTGTTTCCCGCGATAGCCAGATAGGCGGAAAGCACGTCCGGATCGTTCTCGCCTGTCATGGTGCTGACCATCGCGGTCATTTCGTCGATACTCATGCTTTCCGCCTATCCTTTCTTCTCAATTAGCCGCCGACAGCGGCGGTGACCGCCTTAGTGTTCACGGGGTTATCCTCGCTGTTGGCGATAAACACGCTGCGGCTGTATGTGGGCGCGGTGAAGCTTTGGGCAATGCCCGTGAACTTGCCGTGATACCACTCGGGGCCGTGGTCAAGGCCGATCTGACCGAACAGCTGGTACTTCTCGCCTGCGCCGGTCTTTGCCAGCTGCTCCAGGAAGAAGTTGCCCTTGCCGGGAACGGGCTGATACACGGGGGAGATCACGTCCAGATTCAGCAGCAGGGCCGTACCGGCAGGCAGGAACTCGCCCAGGAACAGATATACCACGCCGATGGGGGTCACTACGCTGGACAGGCGAATGCCGTTGATCTCCCGCGCGGCGGGAACCACGGTCAGGCCGTTCTGCACGGCGTCGGCGTTGATCTGGAACATGGTAGTGGCGTCGCACCACAGGGTCAGGCCCTCGTGTGGGGCGTTATTTCCGTAGATCTTTTTCACCATGTCGGCAATGTCCCACAGGCCCAGAGGCTTGGAACCCATCGCCTTGACGTTGGTGGTAATGGCGGTCACCAGACCGCGGGTCTTGTTGATAGTGGCGTCGGTGGTGGCCTTGCTGTACACGCCGTTGACGAAGGTGTACTCGATGTCGCGGGCCACCTTCTGCATCTTGGCGGCCACCTGAAAATCCAGTTCGTTCATGGGGTTAGCCTGCTGGTTGGCAATGTTGATGCCGCTCAGGGTGCCCATGTTGCTCTGCTTGGCGTAAGAGATACCAACGGCTTCCATAAAGATCTGGGTCACGTTGGTCTTCTGCTCACGGGTGATAACGGAAGCGTCAGGCGCGGTCAGAGACGCGGTCTCGCTGATGGCGGGCTGAGTGCCGCCGCCGGTGGTGTATTCCTGACCGGTCACAAACTCCACATGGTTAGTGGTCTTGGCTCTGCCGCCGATGATGGAACTCAGGGGGGTGCGGGTGTTGCCCTTGTTGAAGAGCATACCGGAGTAATTCAGCACTCCGAAGCTGGTTGCAAAAGTATCAGCCATTTACTTGGCCTCCTTTTATTTAGATTCGGCCTGCGCTTGCAGGCGGGTGTAATAGGCCGCCTCTGCGTAATTGCCCAAACTCTGGGCCTCTGCGGCCTTTTTGGCGTAATCCACGCCATCGCTGCCCACGCCTGCGCCGGGTCGGGGCGTCTTTTTCAACGCCTCTGCCTTGACCTGCTTGGCGTGGTTTTCCAGAAACTGCTGCTGGTTGGCAAACATCTTCGCCATGTCGCCGTCCGCCAGCGCCTTTGCCGTGTCCTTTGCCAGCGCTTCATCATAGCCCTGGGCAACGAACTTCGCCGTGTATTCCGAAACCGTCTTGGCCTCCCGCAGCTCCGCAAGCTCTTTCTCCATGCTGGAAACACGCTCGTCCTGCTCCTGCTTTTTCTTGTCCTCGTCAGAGAGAAGGTCGTTGTGCTTCTTCTTCCACGAAGCCGCTTCCGAGGCCGCCTTGTCGTAAACGTCCTTTTTTACATAGCCGCTGTAATCCGGCTCCGGGATGTCGTAGCTTTCCAGTGCGGCAAGCTTCTGCTCCGCCGTCATGTCGGCAAAGCCCTCAATTTTGCTGGTGTCGATCTTAGGCATAATGTCTGTCCTTTCTGCGCTTTTTAGGGTGCATCTCCGCACCATGCTGCGTTATGTCGGTTCTCTCCCGTTTTGCGTTTTTGGTAAGGCGGCTTCTCTGCCGCCAAACACCCGTTCGGGTGAAAAAACAAAAGGAAAAGGGCTACCGATACGTTTTCCGTACCGATAGCCCCTTTTGGCTGTCCCAAACGCCCTATGCGCTTGGCTGTTCGTATTCTGTTTTTGACTTCACTTCCCAGATGCAGAGCTTTCCATTCCTCACGCCGATCTCAACCCTGTGTCTGCGGTTGAGTATCTGCTCGATCGCCTGCACCGCCGCCTCCGACAGTTTGATCTCCTGCATTGACCGCCTCCTGTTTCCGTTCCTGTTCTTCCATATATTCCATACTCATCTTGTAAGCAAGCTGCGGATCGGAAAACAGGCCGCTGTGGGTAAAGGCCAACACCGGCGCGATCTTGGGGTTGGAAAGCATCATGGTCAGCACGTTGGCCTTTTCCGTGATGTTTTCGTAATTCCGCCGGGTAAACCGGATTTCCAGCCCCGAAAGCTTCAGCGACAGATCGCCCAGATCGCGGCAAATGCGCAGAAGCAGCTTCAAAAACTCTTTTTCCGACCGCTTGAACATCAGCTCCGAATCCTTGGCTCTCGCCTCCGCCGCCGACCAGCCGTCCCGCATGATCACGGCAGAGCCAGTGTCCGAGGTGGAAGAACCGCCGTTCCGGTTTGGCATACCGCAGATGGTCAGCACTGTGTTGTACATGCTGTCCACCAGCGTCTGTGTCTGCGCCTGATTCATTTCCGAGGTCAGATATTGAATCTCTGCTTTCGTCTGCGCGTCAATGTCCTTAAACTTGATCGCGCCCATCTCTTTCAGGTTCCCGAAGTCCTCCGAGGAGATGTCCACGTTGTGGAACAGCATCAGCGCCTGAACAAACTGCTCCACTCCGTCCAGACGGTTACTCTCCACCGTGTTGATGGCGTCCAGCAGCGGGATCACGATCTCAAACGCGCCCAATCTCGCCTTGTTGGCGGGATATTCGATAATGGGGATACCCAGATACTGCGGCTCACTGTGCAGGATGGCCCATGTGTTGTTGACCTCGTAGTAGTGATCCTGCGTATAGCAGCTGAAAACCAGCGTCCCGTCCTCTTTCAGGATGTATTTCACGCCCATCAGCGGCGGATTGCCCAAAGCGGTGGAGTACACCACAAAGCAGTACCTAGGATCAAGGGTGAAAATCTCAAACGGCGCTTCATCCTCATCCACGTCCGCCATATCGTCCGGCAGAATCATCCGGTACGATGTGCCGCAGATGTGGAACCAGTCCGCCAATTCCTTGTCTTTGGCGGGCTTATCCTCGCTTAGAACGTAATCGTTCAGCCGCATCACGTTCTTTGCAACGCCCTCGTCGTCGCCCCGGCTTACATACTGTACCGGTTCGCCCATCAGGTAGCCCACCTTGAAGGACACGATCTCATTGGCCCGGTTCTCCACAATCTTGTTGTTGATCTCCGGACGAACGTCCTTCTCCCGGTTCAAAATCGGCTGATCGCCCCGATAGTAGCGATAGAGATAGTCAATGTCCGCCTGATTCTGTAGGTGGACGAACAGGGCCTTTTGCAGCACGTCGATCACATTGCCCGTCGTAACCTCTGTCACATCCGTATAGATCACTCTGCGCCCAAATAATGCTTTCATGCCGTGCTCCTTTCCACCTATTACTTCCCCTCTATTGTACCACACTTTTTAAGCGGGTAAAAGAGGTATATGTGCGTTTAATTAGAATATTTGTGACTTTTTCAGCAGGGACGCTTGAAAATCTCCACTTTTGCGCCGTTCAGAGCCTGCGAGAACTCCGCCAGCATCGCCATGCCGTCGGGAACGTCGTCGTGCTTGTTCTTTCCCGCCACCGTGTAGGAGCAGAGCATGTCCATCATTCTGCCGTAATCGGAATTTCGCTTATACAGTGTCTCGTCCTTGAATAGAAAATGCTCCTTTACATATGCCGAATTGACGATGATCTTCGTCTCCTTATTCGCCGTGGTAAATTTTGTTGTAATGTGGGTGATCCCGTTCCGGTCTTTCACCATTCCTTGTACCTTCTCCGCCACTCTGCCGCCTGCGGAGTTGGATTCAAACCGGCAGGCGTTCACTTTGTCCCGCACCAGAATGTCGGCAAGCCGCACATCCACCACATCGGGCAGTCCGTTGTCGCACACGCAATCGTCGATGTAGTAATCCTGCCCGTATACATGGGCCACAAGGAGAAAGGCGTAGTCCGTGCCTTTGTCCTTCGTGTCGCAGATGCCGATAATCGCGTCCGGTGCCTTGTCCGGCAGCGTGAAATACCGTCTCAGCTCATCCGGATGGTAAAGTAGGCCCTCTCTTTCGATGGGCTGATTCATATAGAGCGCCCTCCAACTGACGGAATCCATAATATCCCGCTGTTCCTTGTAGAACTTGGTGGAAAACCCCACCCCGTAGGCATAATCGAAGTTGGATTCGTCGTTTTCGTCCATTGCAGGGATGGCGATGAATTTCGCCCGGTCGTTCTTCTCGTATTCCCGCTCCAACCGTCCGATCACGTCATGTACCGACCATCTGGTGGCGATGTGCAGCTCCTTGCAGTGGTCGCCGATCTTTCTCTGCCGCAGGTCGGTGGTGTACGTCTCCCACAGCTTGTCCAAGCGCTCTTTTGACAATGCCACCTCGATACCGGATACCAGGTCGTCGCAGTAGAGCAGCGTCGCCGCACGGTACAGACCGGCGTTGCCCGTTCCGATAGACGTAAATTCCAGCGTTTCAAATCGCTGGCACTTGTCCAGATCAATGCGGCAGTCCTTTGCATTGGTGTTGCTCACGTTGATGCCCGGAAACACATCGCGCCACAGATATTCCCCGTTTGCGTCGAAAATGCGTAAACATTCATCGTATACACCCCGCACGAAAGAATTGGAGTGGCTGCCCGTCAGCATGGGGTCGTTGGGATATTTCCCGCCCAGCCATGTGAGATAGAAGATGGCTAATGTGGTCTTTCCCACGCCGGGGGGCAAGCTGATAGCCAGAAGGTCAAGCTTATCATCCGCCAGCGCCTGCAAATCTTTTACCACGCGCCCCAGCATCTTCTTCCGGGGAGGATAAAACCGCTTTTCCGCTTCACGGTTCAGTTCCACATACGTCAGATAGCTGTCAAAATCATAGGGAGCCTCGAACAAAAGGCACTTTCGCCACTGTTCATAAAACTTGTCCGCCGCCTGTGGACAAGTTCTGATCTTCTCCCGGCACTCCTGCAAGATTTTCTTGTTTTCGCCGTGTGCGGCGGCGTGATCCTCGTCCTCCCAGCTTCTACAGAGGGAAAAAAGGTCGTTATACGCCCCGATATCACAAGGAACTCTCTCAATTTTCGTCCGGATCGACTTCGCCAGTCTTTCGTAGTCCATTTTTACCCCCAAATGCAAAAAAGGAGCTACCCGCATGTTTTCCATGCAGATAGCCCCTTTGGCTGTTGCTCCTGCCCTCGCGGGAGCCTGTTCAGTTGTAATACAGTTCGTCGCAGGAAAGGTCAAGCGAATCATTCCAGCTTACGCCATATCCGCCGGGATCGACCTTTACCGCGTCAAACAGTCCGTTTTCTTTCAATGCCTGAAATACAGGCCACTTGTCAAATAGCCGCGATACGTCGTACCGCTTCTTTGTCCCGTCCGTGAACTCCACGTTAAGAGAGAACCCGGCACACGGGCTTACCGTTGCCACCTTGTGAAACATAGAAATCACCTCACTCCAGCGGTTCCACCTTTTCAAATTTCTGCGTGTTCCAGATTTCCAACAGCTTTTCTTGGTGCATGACCGCCCACTCCATAACAAGCAGTCTGGCCTTTGCCGGAAGCTTGCCATCGAGCATGTTCAGCGTCTGTATATCAAACGTTGCCGCATAATCGCCGTAATATGCGTGAAAATGCGGTGGATTATGCTCCTGCTGCTGGAAGTACATTTTGATGGAAATGCCATAAAACGTGGAAATGATAGGCATATCCGCTCCTCCTGATTTATTTTACTCGCTTAATGATCTCGATCAGCACCATTAGGGGGAAGAAAAGAATTAACAGCAACGTCATAGTTCGTTCTCCTTTCGCCGTTTATACTCATTTACCGTCCGGTAATAGGTATTCTGTTTCAATCCCAACTGCTCCATCGCGGAACGGCTTGTGCGCTTTCCACTTTCGACCTCTGCGTAAATCGTCTCAAATGCCGTCCAGTCGATTTCGACGGGTTTTCTGCCTTTGTACTTACCGGCTGCCTTTGCAATGGCAATGCCTTCCGCCTGACGCGCCCGGATGTTTTCTCGCTCCTTTTCGGCAACGTAGCTCAACAGCTTTACTACGATGTCCGAAATCAGCGTACCGGTCAAATCGTGGCTTTTTCGCGTGTCCAAGATGTCCATGTCCATTACCACAATGTCGGCTTTCTTCGTCTTGGTCAGATAATCCCACTGTTCGGCAATGTCCTTGTAATTTCGCCCCAGCCGGTCAAGGCTGGTTACAAAAACCACGTCACCCGGCTGAATCGCTTCTACCATTGCGTGGTATTGTGCACGGTCGAAATCTTTCCCGCTTGCCTTGTCGATAAACATCTGGTCTACGCCAAGCTTTTCCATCGCTGCTTTTTGCCTTGCTACGTTCTGGTCGGCAGCAGACACTCTGACATAGCCTATGTTCATTGTACCACCCCGTTGTCTCTCTGGTCAATGACAATTTGGTCGGAGCGGCGAGAACCCGGTTTCCGCTCCTGCACGACAACCTCGTACCCCAAAACGTCAAGCATTTCAACAACGTTGTTAAACGTCATGTTTGGAGAATTCAGGCGCGAACTCACGTCGTTTCCCTTTTCTTTCCCGATTGCTCTTGCCATAGACATTAGGGTCACGCCCTTGTCTTTCATCACTTTTCGTATTGCCTTGTTGATCTGCATAGCTGACACACCTCCTGCGTGTAATCACTATACACTAGATTTATTTTGTTGTCAACATATTTTTGCAAATTCGCCTTTTTTGTTTTTGGCGGATTTTTCAAAATGGTCTTTTTGAATTTTGGGGAATTTGCACAGGCGACCCCGCCGATGCCCGCCGCCATATAGCCCCCCCGCCGCCGCCGTACTGATAGGGTATACCACAAAGAAACACCGGGCACCACTGCAATAACACTAAAAATATTTTGCGTAAGCCTATTGACAACTAAACAAAATTAGTGTACCATACAATCACTAGATAAATCTAGTGTATAACATCAAAAGAAAAGCGCCCCGGCAATCGTCAAACACCCGGAGCGCACCCCGCAAAGAGGCATGCACAGTATACAACTTGCGGGGAGAGAATGCAAGGAGGAATATTACAATGAGCGAAAACCGCGAGTATTGCAAGCGCATTGCCGACGAGATCGAGGCATACGCAGCAGGCCAGATCACCAACGACGAGGGCGAGGAAATGGGCCTGTATGACTGGATGGCCGATACCCTGGACATGGAATATGTCATCACCAGCCGGGGCGATTACAAGGCCTGCCGCATCTGGGTAACGCTGGGCGGCCCTAATGTTTGGGTAGACACCGAGGAAAAGGCCGTTAATCTGGCATGGGGCACGGATCGCGAATCCTATCCGCTGAGCTGGGACACCTGCGACGAACTGGACAGCATCGCCGCCGAGCTGTGGGAGATGCAGGCATGAACATTAACCAGATCATGTCCGAACTGGCCCAGTATATCCGTATGCAGGAAGAAGCCGCCGCAATGGTGGAGCACCTGAAAGATCAGCTGAAAGCCCAGATGCAGGCCGCAGGCGTTGACACGCTGGCCGGGGACGAACACAAGGCCACCTACAAGGCCGTCACCAGCTCCCGCGTGGACACGTCCGCATTAAAGCGAGACCTGCCCGAGATCGCCGCCCAGTACACCAAGACAACAACCGCCCGACGGTTCACTTTTGCATAAAGAGGGGGATTACATGTTTCTAACGCCGCACATGCGCCGCATTGCCGACCAGATGCAGCGCATCCACGAGGCCGCAGAGGCCCGCAGCAACACCCGCATTTTCTGGGACTACACGCCCGCAGAACTGGCAGAGCTGGCAGAGCTGCACCGGGCATATATGGCGGAGAAATCCGCCGCCGGTCTATAGAAGGGGGTGAGCGCGTGACCTTGCTTTTGATCCTCGCTTTCCCGCTGATGGTACTTGCTGAGATCGTCAAGCGGTCTAATTGACAAACAGCGCACGAGCCGCCCACGCCGGGCGGCTTTCCTTTTGCCCTGGTGCAGCTCCGCCGGATCATCGGCGCAGCGCCTGCCAGACCACGCCCAAAGGGGCGCTTTTCTTTTGCCCCGATACAGGCCATTTTAAGCCGCTCTTGCGGCGTTCTGCCCTGCGCCGCTGTCCCTATATTGCCGTGTCTATAAACGTCTTGCAGCGGCCCTTATTTGCCGTTCTGTGGGGTGTTATTTTGTGCCCTGTTTTACCCTCCCTGCATCGCCAGAAATCGAACGTCCGTTCTTTCACGCCGTTTTCGGATGGTTTTCCGCCGGATTTCCCGCGAAAAACGCATCAGGCTCCCGCCGGATTCTGCGCCGGGGAGAGCCTGTCATAGTCGCGGCATAGTCGCGCGATAGTCGCTGATGTAGTCGCAAAAGTCGTTCAAAATACTCCAAAATGGTCGCCTGTACGAGATTCCGTGTATAAACCCCGCGTTTTTTCTCACCCATTTTTCGAAGTGTGCGGGATTCCGTTCAGTTTTCATCGATCTCCGCAGCGATATCGGTAAGATATTTCTGTTGCAAGTCCTCCGGCGATAGTTGCTCACCCAAAGGCTGGTTGGGGGTCAAGACCACTTCCTGCTTGTCCTGATAGCCCATGTTGTTTTTCATCAAAAAAATACCCGCAACTGGGTTAATCTTGCCGTTTTGCATATAATCTTCCATCTGCGCGTTCAAAATTTGGTACGCTTTTTTCAGTGTGTGACGCACTCCGGCGGGCAAGATTCGGTTTCTATTCTCTCCTGTCCCGTTTGTCCACCGCGTCAAAGTCTCCCGTGAAACACCAAAAGCAAGCGCTAAACCTGCTACACTTGGCTTCATGTCGTTCTCTGCACACAAATCGAAGTAGTCTGCAATTCTGGTAGATACCTGTTCTACGCTCTCCATATCGGGATCGTCCCACTTGAACATGGTAAGCGCGTGGTTCAGATACTTTGTGTTATCGCCGGGCTTTGTCTGCACAGCACAGTCGGGGCGCTTATTGCCTCCTGAGCCTTTTGGCCTTCCACGTCCGCGCTTGGGCGTTACCTCCATGTCTATGACTTTATCGTTCATTCTCCGTCTCCCTCTTGCATCTCTCGATCTACGGACACTAGGCTCTGGAAGCAATGAAAGTCGTCACAATACCCACAGGTGGCGGCAATGTCCTGATGCTCTTTGTCCTTATGCAGCTTGCAGCCCTCGGGGCCAGCGGTAACGCGCTTGCCGTCAACTACAACTGTACCGTGCTTGGCGTGGGTGCAGAAATCACAGCATGGTTCGCAGTTGTTTCCGCATAGGATCATTTTCCGCTTCCTCCTTATCGCAGTTCGATAAAATCAAAGTCATCATAAATGTTTGGATAGAAAATGCCCACCCAGTAATTTCTTTGCGCTTTTTTTCGATACGCAAGATCTGTGTTCCACGCCTCAATGTCTTCCATCAGATCGCGTTTACCAAGATCGTTGTCGTTGTCGTAAATATCGTTCTCGTATTGGTAAACCAAGGAATCGTAATGGGCTTGATACTCAGCGATCTTCGCATCCGGAGCAACGTTGTTGATAATAATAAAAACAAACATTATCATAGAAGCTGCACCGCTAAAGAGGCCAACAACCAGCCAAACCGCAAACACGTCGTCGAAAAAGTATCCAAGCACAATTACAGCCACCGTTAAAATAATAGCAATCCAAAAGACCATTTTCAGCCCCCCTTTTAGTCGGCTTCCCGCTTAGATTGTCACACGCTACCGGCAACTACGCTCCGAAAAGTCGCAGCCCCTATTCCGTCTGGTCAAACCGGTCTTGACGCATCAAGACAAGCGCAGTTTTCAGCGGACGTTGTCATTTCCATGTGAGCCATGCCGCACGGTCTCACATTGTCCGGGCGCGACCCGGCCTCTGGTACGGCATTGCAGTCCTGCCCTGCTTTAGCGCTTCGGGGAAAGTCCCTGTCACTCGCTGTGGTCTCCCCTTACGGGGCACCTATGCCGCGTATGGGGCATAAGCCCCGATAAAGTCCCTTGCGGGCAAAAACGATTCAACGTTTTCATCCTTTTTGAAGTTAAGCCGTGAGTTTGCGCGTGTTGGTCTGCATGATAAAGTCTTTTACCTGACCATACCCCCACCCACAATCGACAAGGCCGCTGACGAGGCGCTCCATTGACTGGACGGCCGCCAGATCGTCAGCAGAAAGAAAATCGCGCAAGTTTTCTTTTTCTCCTACCGAATATTCTTCCTTTAACTGCTTTGCGTTCTTCCCGAACAGGGCAGTATAAATGCAGTTTGTGTAGGTAGAGTAGGCGTGGCCGTGCATCCGCTCATCCTCCGCAGACTGCTGCAACGCCTTTGTCAATGCCTGACGCACGGCTATGCCCTTTTCCCGCTCAACAAGTTTGCCCCTAAGAGCTTTCTCCATCGCGTTGAATTGCTTGATGTACGCCTCTTTGAATTTCATCGCAACGTCTCCGATGTATCCCATGACAAGAAGCGTAAACCCGTCGCGGGTCATTATGTACATGGGCTGACTTTTGCCCTGTGCAGTCTCGTAGTGGGACAGTCCAAAGTTGGACACCAGAAACTCCTCGCTGCACCTTAGTTCTCGAATATCTCTTAAAACGTGTTTATGCTCTTTCCCAAACGTTTCTGCGACATCAAGGCTCGTGCAACAAGCCTTTTCTTCTTTTCCAAATTTCATCAATTCAACCAACATCTTATCAATCCTTTCTCGTTGATTATTTGCAGTTGCTTTCAAGGGCAAGAGTGGCTAAAACGGGCACCCTTTTGCTCATTCTATCCATTTTTTCAAGCCGCCTTTTACGCCGGACGAGCGGCACGTCTATTGGCAACCGTGTTATTTTTAGCCGCTCGATACACGGATAAAGCGGCAATGGTGCGTTTTCTTTCGGCTCTCGCCTATCCGCCTTGAGGAATACGCACAACCCTTTGGAACTCCACGGTAAACGCATGGCGGAGCGCCTACCGCTTCAATGTTCTGGCACACTTTCGGGCGGGACGCTATGCCACTTGCCCACGGTAGTACCGCACCGCTTTTTTCGTCGCGGATTCCGTCTCTACAGGCTCCGTATTGCCCAGCCGTTTTCTATGTGTCGGCACACTGTAACCGGATGGGAGGTGCGACCTCCCGCCACTGATCGTGGGGTAGCTCACGCAGTCCGGCGTATGCCCGTCATATACCGCTGGCGGGAAAGCGGTTGAAAGGAAAACAATACCGTAAAAGGCGGTATGGAGGCATTGGCGGGAATCGAACCCTGCGCTGTCCATCGGCGGCGGTTTCCGCCGTGCGCTCTTCCAACTGAGCTACAATGCCGTGTGTGCCCGCCGCCGTGCAACGACGGGCCACAGAAAGGAGAATGAAAAATGAATGCAAGCAAGATGATGAATAGGAGGTGTCATAGGGTCTGCACGTCCCCGTGACTATTGTACCACACTTTTTGCAATGTTTATAGTGCAAAAACGCGGATTTTCTAAAGTAGTTATTCTAATTAAACACTTTTTCACACTTCCTCAAAATACTTTACATCTCCGATACTGCAAACGTAAATCTGCCCCTCATGGTATTCGCTGTGTCCGGCGATCTGGGGATTATAAAACACCGTCGCATTGCCGATGTCGGTAAATATCTCACCGTACACAAACACCTCGCAAAAAGCGTTTAGCGCCGCGTCAGACACCCAGCTTGCCGGGGTGGTGTACTGATACTCCCTGCATACGTCCTCCGGCGTGTAGTGGTTCCTGTGGCGATTGCAAGCGTTAAACAGGGCTTGTACAATGCCGCGGCACTGGTCGGCATCGTTTCCCGCTTCTGCCGTGACGATCTGAAGCACCTTCGTCACGTCGTAGCCGAATGTCTCAAGCTCGCGGTCTGTGCCGATGGCGGCAATCACCGCCTCCGCGCTTTTCTCCGCTTCGTCCAGGGCTTCGTATGCTTCTTCGTGCGGGCCTCCCTCGATCACCAGGATCGTGTGTTCCTTGCGTTCCGGCCCTTTCTCAGAAAAGCCGGTCAGCACCACAAGCGCCGCCGCCAGTATCAGCAGCACCCACGCAGCGGCGATAATGCGGTCATTTGTCGTTGGTTTCATTTGTTTTATGACGCTATTCCTCCTTTCTCTCACCGTAGGAACAAAAATCGTCAGCCTTTACATACGGCAAACCACCAGCAAAATCACATTCGCACTCGAACTCATCAGGCTTGTAATATTTGCACTCCCGGCACCGCACCACCGGGGCAACATCAGCGGCGGGAATTTTCTTCAACGCTCTCGCTGATTCCCATATAGCTTCATAAGCCGAACGCGTCGATGCTTCCCCTGCAAGATCGGTTATAGCATTAAACGCAGCTTCCAGCTCAATGTATTCAGCCATTTTCAGCACCATCCCATTCTAACGGTTTGCCGCACATCGGGCATTTTTCAGCCTTCTGCTCTTCGACCATCAGCCCCAACTGCCGCTTGCAATGCGGGCAGTACGGTATATGCCACCAGCCGAAACTTCCGCCAAGTTTCCATTTCTTGTCGCGGTAAAAAGGCTTTTTAGGTTCAGCCATTGTCGGCCCTCCTGTTCCTTTCCTGCGCCTCAAAGTAAAACTCAATCGGTTTTTCGGTCTCGATGACATTGCCATAAACCACGCCGACCTTGTAAATATAATTCTCGCGCAGCTTTCGCGGAATTTCTGCGATATAGCGGCGGAATGTCTCGAGTGAATTTGCTCTCTTGTAATGATTGCACATCCGGCAGGCTGGCATGAGGTTGTCAAGGTCATCCGTCCCAGCATCTTCAATGCCCCATGCCCTCAATGGGAGAAAATGGTCTACCTGCATATCCTTGTAGGCGATTTCGCGCCCACAATACGCACAATGGCCGTCATACTTTCGATAGACCGCTTCGCGCTTTGATTTGCTAATTGCCATCCTGTATCGCCTCCAATACTTTCTCCGCCCCCTCGCTTACCGCAGTAATTCTCCCATGTTCCACCAGATCACAGAACACATTGTAACCCATGTAAAACACAATTCCGCAACTGCTGCAATAGCGAATTGCAAGCTCTACATCCTTCATAAATCGCAGACTGTCGATGTTTTCCGCGCATAGCAAAGTGCGCCCACGGGCAAATGGCAACACCACCAACCGACCGTCCTTGTCGGATTTAATCCATTCTTTAATCTTATCAAGGCCATTCTCATGTACCCATATTGCCAATTCTGCCGTTTCTTGTACGAGTTCCGGTGTTAGCCCCGTGTCCTCGTACTGCTTCAGCCGTTCCCACACCTGCTTTTGCGTGCACTTGTTGTCATGTTGGCAAGGTAGCTCACAGCACATGGCAATGTCGCAGAAATTGCCATCAAATGTCAGTCGTTCCATATTTTGCCTCCTCAATCCGCCCCGCCAGCCGTTCCAGCTTGTACCGGCGAAATGTCTCCGCCTGTCCCGCGCATTCGAACAGCATCACCATCTGCTGAAGCATGATCTCCACGTCGGCGATCTCCTCTGCAATGTGGGTGGTGTTCTCCTGCCCTCTGCTGTTTTTGCAAAGCTCCTTTGTCAGCTCACTCATTTCCTCAATGGCTACCATCATTTGCGAATCTCGGCCAAAAGCGGCCAGCGCTGCACGACAAGTCTCGCCGCCGTCCTTCTCCGCCAGATTAAACCGCAGCCCCTCATTGGCCTGCCGCAGCGCTTCTATCTCCCGCTGCTGGTTTTCGATCAGGTCAGCGGCTTCCCCAGAAACCACACCAGCGCATTTATAACGCGACGGTCTCTCAAACGAATGGCACTTATCCTTTGGGCACGCCCCGGTTTCTATTGCATCACAGTGGCACCGCAGCGCGGTCACGATCTCCTCTCTTGTCATGTCATTCCTCCTCTTACCCAGTAAATTCTTCAAAACTGCACGACTGAAACGCCGCCCGCATATTTACCCATCGCGCAAGGCACTTCTGTTCGGCGGTCGGCTCTCCGCCGTCATAGTCACGGTAGGGCTGTGCAAATGGCTGTACGCCCATATCCCGAAGGGCAAGTATGCGCTTGGGGCTTTCCTCCACATCCTGCACCAGTACATAGCACCAGAACCGCCAAGCGGGTATTCCCGCCTCTTTCAGATACGCCGTGGCCTGTTTGATTACCGGCAGCATAGCAGAGGTGTCACAGCTCATGCGGACAAACCTGATCCATTTCAGCCCTGCCAACAGCTTTGCCGTCTGCGGCGTGATAAGCCGTGCGTCCAAGCCCTGATTAAAGTCCACCCGCACATTCTCGTGCCCCATGCGCTCGATCTGCTCTAAACCGTGTTCGTGTGCCAGAACGTTGTTGTCCATGAAGATAATGTCCCTACTGTCTGGCCGCTTCACTTCCTCCCATGTTGCCGCCGGTCGGATAAGCCCTTCTTTCTTCGGCACTATGCACCAAGGGCAGTTGCGGATACAGCCGCGTGTTAGAAATCCAATGGCCGGTTTCCACGCCGGATACAGCGAGTAGTCTGGCCGCATCCGCTCCACATCGTCCGGCAGGCTCCCGTAGTCCTTGTACCCCGTGCCGCCGGTGATGATCTCGTCGGCGTTGATGCAGGTATCCATATCCGGTGAGAACGTGAACACCTTGCTCATGTATACCCGGTCATAATGCTTGAATCCGTCCCACCACTCCACGCTGTCCCCACGGACTTTGTGGTAGGCAGACAGCCGCATCAACGCAAGGTTTGGGAAGTTGTGGCCGTCCACATCAATCAATCCGATGTTCATGTCATTCCTCCCCAAACCATTTTTTCGTCACCGCGATGGGAAATGGCTCGATCTCGCTTGCCCACCGCGCCGTACCTTTCCCGTGTATGCGCTCCCAGATCAGCGGGAAGCCCGAAATGCCATCAAACAAACTCCCCAGCGTCGCGCCCTCCGGCAGATACCGCGCCATGCGCCGCAGCATCCAGTCCCAGAAGGGCAGGGCGATGGAGTTGCCCAGTGCCTTGTACTTCGGGCTGTCCGCGTCCTTGTGCTTCTTTCCCTTTTCATCCGTCCAGTCGCCAATGTCCACCCATCCGTCCGGGTATCCCTGCAAGCGGGTACATTCCAACGGCGTCAATCGGCGCACCACCATGTTCTGCACCGGGTATGTCTCCGCATCCTCCCGGTACGCGCAGTTTGCCTTTGCCCGCAGCGTGTGAGCCACGTCCGGTGTTGCCCCGCACACCAGCATATCGTTGTATGCGTCCTGCCCATTGTAGCTCCCTGTATGAGCGCCTGGGGAAAGCGTACCCGTCACATATTGGTATGTAAGCGGCACTTGATTGCCGCCTGTCCCCATTCGGGCTTGCAATGCCGGAACCTGCTCCCCGCACTCGTGGATGACGTCACAGGCGTGTGTCATGTCCAGCGCCACCGCCGGTGCAACCACAGCGGGCTTATTCCCGCCGCACTCAGCGTTCAGTGTAGGGGACAGCTCCTCCTGATAGCCGATGCTCCGCGCCTGTTCACTGTTGCCCAGCTTAAACCCGGCACATAGCACAGCTTCGCGGTTCAGGCCACTGCTTTCACGGGAACTGAGCGTAGGCGAAACGCCGTCACCATCGTACACGCGCTGGCTCTGTGCGTCCCAAGGTGTCATGCACATTACCCCGTGGCGGTCGCCAGCGGTCAGTGTGGGGGACGGGTCGCCCTCTTTGCCGATACCAAGACCGTTGCCGCTGCCATCGTGGTTGCGGCTTTCACCGCCGCCCTGCCATCTTGTAGCTTTGTCGTTGATGGGGATAGCCACCACCGGCTGATTGTTCCCGCTCATGCCCGCCGCTGCAGTCAGTGTGGGCGCGCGGTCGTCTGTCCGCAGCTCCGAGCCCCCCCTGCTGGGTGGCAAGGCAGAATATTTTGTCTGGTCGTTCCCTGTGCCCAGCGTCCCGCTGCGTTCCCTCTGCACTAACGCGCCTTTTCCTCCTCCGTCACACCCCCCCCTGATGCGGACTGCATACGATGTTGGGGCCTCTGTCGGCGCAGGGGCTTCCGTCTGCTCTTGCGGTGAGGCTCCTTGCGACTGCTGGATTAACCCCGCTTTCAGCAGCTTCGGCAAATCCCTCCCCCGCCGTTCCGCTCTCCGCAATATCCCCTGACACGCTTTCGCCGTCAAATTGTATTTCGGATGCGGTGTCTCCTCCAAAATCTGCGACAACCGAGATACGACGACGGCGTTGGGGCACTCCCCAGTATTGCGCGTCGTGAGTTCGCCACACCACGCTCCATCGTCCTCCCATTTCATCGTGGTACCCCCCCCAACTTGGCCAGCCCTTTTCAGGCACTTCAATACCGGGGGCTTCCGGCTCGGCGATTTTGATGATCTCTTCGAGCACGGCTGCGAAGTCTTTTCCTTTGTTGCTACTAAAGGCGCCGACCACGTTCTCCCAAACGAGAAACCGAGGTCGGACCATGTTACCTGTCCGTCCATTCCGTTTGTCCTTCGCTCTCATTTCTTTCACAATGCGCACCTGCTCCATGAAAAGGCCGCTTCGCGCACCGGCAAGACCTGCCCGCTTGCCCGCGATGGAAAGATCCTGACACGGGCTTCCGCCGGTGATGCACCATACCGGCTCGATCTCCGCGCCGTTGATCTTTGTGATATCACCCAAGTGCTTTATGGTGCGTCACCTCCTAATCTCCAAACACAACGCCGCACTCGTCCTTCAGCACGTCCTTGATGTGCTTCCGCTTGATGCAGCCCTCGTTTATTTCCTCCGCCAGTTTCTCCAGGCACTCATACAGATACGCAATGCTGTGCGTGTCGCGGCTGTCAGGCGTCTCCTCCTGGACGTGCCAGCCGCACTTGTCGATGAGTGCCATTGCCACCATGTCCATGCATTCCTGCGTACCTTTCAGGCGGCCTTGCCGTATCAGCCGTTCATCGCGGGACAGATGTTGCTTGCCCATCATTCGGCCTCCACCGGTTTGCCATCTACCAGTTTGTACCAGGTGTCTGCCTTGATGTCCTCGCCGTCTACGACAAATGCCAGCCATTCTTTGATGTCCCAATCGTCCGCGTTTTCCTCACAGATCACCAGCACAGCACCAAGACCGCCTTTAATCTTCACATCGTTACCGCGAACAAGGCCGCATCCATCTTTGCCAACAGAAACAGATCCTTTTGCGGTGGCTGCGCCGCGATCGCCTGCGGTGGCTGCGCCGCTATCGCCTGCGGTGGCTGCGCCGCGATAGCCTGCGGTGGCTGCGCCGCAAGCGCCTGCGGTGGCTGCGCCGCAAGCGCCTGCGGTGGCTGCGCCGCGATAGCCTGCGGTGGCTGCGCCGCGATAGCCTGCGGTGGCTGCGCCGCTATCGCCTGCGGTGGCT